GCGGCAGATAATCACCTAAAATACCCCGCCTTCAGTCTCTGCGACCCTGAATATCGACTTTCAGGATTCTACTTCGTCCGTTCCACTGTCCTTCACTCAGTCGCCTTATGGTCAGTGGGACACGGCGGTATGGGATACATCCGTGTGGGGCGGGGCGCTATCGGTTCAAAAGAACTGGCAGGGTCTGTCGGGTATCGGCATGGCGGCGTCCTTGACGCTTCGGGTAGCGACTCAGGGCATTGATACGCGGTGGGTATCGACTGATTACGTGATGGAGAAAGGCGGGGTATTTTAGGTGATTATCTGCCGCCCCAAGGAAGTTATTGGCGACTGGGTTGGTCAGCAGATTGGAAACCCTGAACCGTGGCATCTCTATGAAGCCTTTGGGTTGGTAAAGGATGGGTCGTTGGTCGGTGGTGTAGTTATCGACAACTACATACACGAAGCCCGGTGTTCGATTCACTGTGCCGGTATTGGAAGAAAGTGGCTGACTAAAGAGTTTCTGTTTGTCGTCTTTGACTACGTATTCCGTCAGTTGAAATGTAACGCGGTGTTGAACATCGTTGATAGTAATAACACGGATTCGGTGCGATTTACCGCACACATCGGATTCAAGGAAGTCTATCGGGTAAAAGGTGGAAGCCGGAACAGGCAAGACGCCGTTATCTTTGAACTGCAAAAAGATGACTGTAAATGGATAAGGAATAAACCATGAGTTCTTCACCCTCTGCCCCTGCTACCCCTGATTACGTCGGTGCTGCCAATGCGACCGCTGCCGGTAATCTCGACGCTGCCCGCGTCGCTGCTAAAGCTAATCGAGTCAATCAGGTTACGCCCTATGGCAACTTGACCTATACCCGGCAAGGCGACGACCCTGACGCCGGATGGACTGCGACGACCGAACTAAGCCCTTCACAGCAAGGCATTCTCGATTCGACCAATACCCTGAACCAAGGGCTGATGAACACGGCGAATACGGGACTGAACTACGCCAATGACGTTCTCGCTCATCCCGGCGTAGATACCTCAAAACTCCCGCAAGTTGGAATAGACCCTGGTCAGTCGTATCAAGATGCGATGATGGCCAGACTTTCACCGCAGATTGACCGCGAGAATTCACAGTCTGACGCTCAACTAGCAAACCAAGGAATCATGCAGGGTTCCGAGGCGTACAACAATGCCAAGACGTTGCTCGGTGAGCGACACAACGACCTGTTGAACAACGCCACTGTGCAGGGCTTCGGGGTCGGTCAGACGGCGAATCAAAACGCCTTCCAGCAGTCGGCTTACAATCAAATGCAGCCGATTAACGTCATCAACGCGTTACGGACTGGCTCACAGGTACAGAACCCGCAATTTACCCAAGTTCCGCAACAAGCGACCACGGCAGGGGCTGACCTTCTCGGTGCTACTCAGGCCGGATATAACTCGCAACTTGGGGCATCGAATGCGGCGAATGCGTCCAATGCAAACAATATGAACGGTCTATTTCAGGCTGCGGGTACGGCGGCGATGTTCATGTCAGACCGTCGCCTGAAACAGAACATTCACAAGATCGGAGTTCTCGACAACGGACTGAACCTCTATACATTCGAGTACAAACCCGAATTCGAGCTTGAAACAGGCCGACAACTCGGCGTGATGGCTGATGAAGTCGAATTGGTCATTCCAGAAGCTGTGCATGCCCTGTCCGGTGGATACAAGGCGGTTGATTACGCGATGGTGTACGCATGAGCCAATTTACTAATCAACCGTCCATGCCGCAGATGTCGATGGCTCCCGGCTCACAGTCGCTCAGTCAGGCACTCGGCGCACAAATGGGTCAATCTCTCGACCCTTCCCTGTTCAACGGTTCGCAGACGACCCCCGGCGCAGGCTTTGACGTGCAGAAACTTGCCTCTGCCCTTCAGTCATTCGGGGACAAAGGGAACGCGTACGACTCGCTCCCGCAGCCGGTCAATCCACCGAACAAGCAAGACTCCTATCAGATGTACCTCAACGCCTTCAACGCACAGAATAAGGGTTAATCATGGCCCAAAATCAAGCCCCCATCTTTGCCCCTGATCTCTACGCGCAACAGCAGCAACTCACTCGTCAACAGAAGCTCGCGGAAATGCTCCAGACTCAGGGGCTGGAAATGCCGCAGGGTCAGATGATCGGTAATCGCTACGTTGCCCCCGCTCCGACTCAACACCTTGCCCGTCTCGCGTCGGTTCTCGCCGGTACGTACATGAACAAGAAGAACGACGAGAAGCAGCTAGACCTACTGAACCAACAGAAAGAACTGAGCGCGAAGGATATGGGCGCGTTCATGACTGCGCTACAGGGAACACCCGAAGGAACAAGCACTCCGCTTCCTGCTGATCTCGCTGGCCCGCCGAATCCTGGCTCCGCTGCGGCTGCTCCCGATCCTCGCGCTGCAATGGGTATCGCGCTTCAGTCCGGCAATCCGATGCTTCAGGCTTACGGTGGCAAGCTGTTCGAGAACATGCTGCCGAAGGCTCCGAAGGGTATCAACATCAATGGTCAGCTTGTCGATGAGTTCACCGGCAGGCCGATGGGCGAACGCATTGCAGAAGCGCCGAAGCCTTACACGCTGTCTCCTGGAGAAACGCGCCTTGGTGCTGACAATAAACCTGTTGCTGAAGTTAAGGACTTCAATCAGCCGTTTAACCCTGATGGCACGCCGAATGCTGCTTACCAACAATATAAGATCTCCACTAGCAAGGCTGGTGCATCGAACGTCAATAACACGGTGAGCGTTGCTGGCCCTGAGAACGCATACAACAATAAAGTTGGTGGTGCGTTAGCTGATGCCGGAGTCGAGGCTGTCGGACTGGCAAAACAAGCGCCTGAAGTCATCAGGAACGCTCAGAGCATACGTGCTGCGCTTGACAAGGGCGCGATTACAGGAACCGGCGCAGAGGCGCGTCTTGCCGTGCAGAAGGCTCTTGAAACCGCAGGTCTGATCGGAGAAGGTAAGGCCGCCAGCACTCAAGAACTTATCGGCGGACTCGGAAAGCTTACCCTGGCCGGAATCAAAACATCGGGGCTTGGTGCGGGTAACGGATTTACCGACAAAGACCGCGCATTCTTGCAAGAGGCGATCAGCGGAACGATTGATTCAACCCCTGCAAACTTGCGCCGTGTTGCCGACCTGTCAGAACGAGTCGCTAAAGCGAATCACGAAAAGGGTAGCAAGGTTCTTGAGCGTTGGAAGAACGACCCTGCACTCAAAGCCGTTGCACAGGATTCGACTATTGATGCGCTTCCACAAGCCGGAGTCGTGCCATTTGAAGACAAGGGCAAGGAACAACGCTATCAGGATTGGAAGAAAGCGCAGGGCAAGAAATGACCGAACAGGAAGAGTTTGAATTTCGGCACAGACTAGAATCTGAGGCGTCAAAAACTGATGCCTTTGCTAACGGGCCAATAAAGATTGGCGCGGATGCTTGGCCGGATGCGTTACGCGCAGAGCTAAAGAATGCCAGTTGGTTCGACCGGAATTGGGCGGGTGCTGGTACGGCTCTGGATAACACAGTCGAAGGAATTAAGCAGTTTTACGGTCAAGGCAACGCTCAGAATGTTGCAAACAACAAAATCGTTGAAAGTGAAGCGCCTGTTGGGGCTTTGGCTGGAAACGTAGCGTTGACTGCTGTTCCGTTCGCCAAGGTTGGATCTACCATCCCAGCCGCAGCGAAAGTTGGATCGGCGTTTGGTTTGACTCGTCCGGTGGAAAACACACAGACTGCGCTTGATGTTGTAAAGGGCAAGGGTGCGAATGCCGTTATCGGTGGAGTAACGTCGGCGGGGGGTCAATGGGGCGCGAATAAAATCCTGAGCGGGGTGTCAAATAAACTCGCCAGTATTGAACAAAAGGTTTCCGACAAGGCTGCTCAAGTTGCCGCATCAGACACGGCTAGCGCACGAAGCGCAGCAGGAAGTGCAGCCCAAGCTGCTTATAAACAGCTTGAACACTTGCGCGAACTTGGTGTAAATAGGCCACTCACAGAGGCCGAACAACTCACCTTTAATTCGCTTGAGCGAGAACTGGCAGAGAAGGCGCTGGAAAAACTCATGCCAGCCGCCGCGATGAAGGAATCCACATCAGCAGCCTATAAAGAGGCCATGCAAACGGAAGCAGAAAGGGCTGCTCAATACGCTACAGATAAACTCAGCGGTAATGAGGTCAAGCAGCAAATCATGGCAAGGCTTTTACGATACGGCCCCGCCGTTGCCGGTGGTCTTGTTGGCAATATGATTTTCCCCGGCCTTGGTGGGGCAGTCGGTGGAGCAGCTACAGGACTCACATTGCGCCCTGCAATTCGGTCGATGGCTAACCTACTCAAGAATCCTGCGGTACAACACAATCTGTTGTCTCCGGTAAAGGACTCGGGGAGTCTCTCGTCTCCGATGATGCCGACTGCTTCCGCGTTGTTGGGAATGCAATTACTCGGCCAGTGATACGCCTTTGACAAAATGCCGCCAGCCTAACGGATGACGCTTGGCTTGCTCCAGCACTCGCAGATTTGATTGGCTGCACTTGGACGTGCATCGTTCTTTGAGTATCTGACGCTTTAGCCAGCATTCCGGCATTAGCGTAGCAACAGCCCATTTAATCGGCAACGCAATACCACCGAAGATTATCAACGCACCAACGGGGGCGAGTAGTACGCCCCAATGCCAAGATTCCATAACACCTCCGACCCTATAACGGGTCATTCATTATAGCACAACGCTGAGAAGCGCAGGAGACACCATGTCGAGAAACGGTAGCGGGGCATATAGTTTGCCTTCGGGCAACCCTGTAGTCACAGGAACCACCATATCCAGCACTGTCCATAACGCGACCCTTGCGGACATTGCAACGGAGATGACCAACTCTCTAGCGAAAGACGGGCAGACCACTCCTACCGCGAATCTGCCGATGGGGAATTACAAGCATACCGGCGTGGCAAATGCGACGGTTCGCACTGATTACTGTTCTGCCGGTCAGTCGCAAGACAACATATTCGACTGGCTGACGAGCGTTAGCGGTGCAGACACGATAACCGCAGGAGCCGCTATTTCGTTAGCTGCCTATGCCGCAGGGCAGACATTCCGCTTTGTCGCGGCTGGTACAAATACCACGGCGGTAACGCTGAATATCAATTCTATTGGCGCGAAGGCAATAACCAAAAACGGCACAACGCCGCTTGTTGCTGGAGATATTGCTTCGGGGTCTGTCGTCATCGTGGTTTATGACGGAACAAGGTTCCAGTTATCTTCTGGACTCAAAGCGGAGGATATTGGCGTATCAGTTCAAGCCTATGACGCAAATCTTGCGTCTCTTTCCGGCCTTGCCTTGGCACAGGGTGACATTCTTGTCGCTACTGGTGTGGATACCGTAGCGCGTTTAGCCAAAGGTACGGCGTCTCAACATCTGCGAATCAATGCCGGGGCGACGGCTCCAGAGTGGTTCACGCCTCCATCGAGTGGCATCACGCTTGGAACTCCCGTTGCATCGACCAGTGGGGTGTCGATAGATTTTACTGGAATACCGGCTACCGCGAAACGCATCACGGTAATGCTGTCTGGAGTATCAACCAACGGCACAAGCAACATGCTTCTCCAGATCGGCGACTCGGGGGGTGTCGAAGACACCGGATATGTGGCGGGTACGGCCTATCTCGGAGGGGCAAATACGGCGTCTACAGCCGGATTCCTAATCAGTCACATCGTATCTGCTGCGACAACTATATCGGGTCAACTCGTTCTTAATCTGCAAGACAGCGCAACAAACACGTGGGTAGCGGCGGGGATAGTCAACCGGAGTGATGGTGTTCCGATTATGAACGCTGGCGTTAAGTCCCTATCTGCCGCTTTGGATAGAGTTCGTCCCACGATGGCAAACGGGTCTGACGCCTTCGATGCGGGATCAATCAGCATTTCCTACGAGTGATAGATGAAAGCCTTCTGTCACTACAAGTCCGACTCGCAGCAACTGACTTCACCTTTTCCCGCGTCTAACGGTTTCCTGTTCCGGTTGTATTCAGGCGACGTGTGCGACCCGTACATAGGTAACTGGTTTAAGCCGCCGTACTTCAAGTACGTCATCCGGCTCTTCTGCAAGTATCCGGTTTTACCGTATTTTGCCTATCGCGCCGGAAACAGAGCCGGATATGTCGGTTTCAAGCTGTGGGGCGTTGATTCAGACGCCTACAAAAATTGGCTTCCTGCTGATGAAGTCTATAACGGCTCAACGGCTCTCTGCTTGACCTGCCGCCCCTTCGCCACGATTTAACCCATTTCAACCCATTACTATCATAGGCCAATCTATGAGCTACGAAAACGTCCCTGAAAACGTCAAGCACGTAGTCGACGGCATAGCGGCATACATAACCATCTCCGCAGTCATGGGATGGATTGCCAACGCCACGGCAGTTTTATCGCTTGTATGGGTGATTATCCGGCTTTATGAAACAAATACGGTACAAGGCTGGCTCGGAAAGAAACGCCGGAAGTACGACGCTGACGAATGAAAAAGACTCCGCTTTGGCTGGCTGCGGCTTTCCTGTTCATTGGTGGCTTAGAAGGTACTCGCTATGTAGCTTATCCTGACGTGATCGGAGTTTGGAGTATTTGCCAAGGTGAAACTCTTAACGTACATGAAGGCGACACGGCCACAAAAGAGCAGTGTGATGCAAAGTTATACGCTCGGATATTGCAGTTTGATGCTGAATTAAGCCGGTGCCTTCCTGACAACTACAAGACGCCCGGCACGCGCCGGGTGGCCTTCGTCAGCCTCGCTTACAACTGCGGATCGGCGGCGGTATGTAATTCCTCCATCCCGCAAAAACTCAGGGCGGGAAATGTAGCCGCCGCCTGCGAAACCATCCTTGACTTTAACCGCGTATGCGTTGAGCGAACCGCAGACGGCAAGTGCGTCAAAAAGAAAGCGATTCAGGGACTGACCAATCGCCGGATTAAAGAACGTGAGCTATGCCTGCAAGATGCTAAATGATAATTATGCCTGAAAGGTACTCACTGTGCTTGCGCTAACTGAAAAACACGTCAGGGCGGTTTATACCGCCTTAGCTATGCTCCCGCCTTATAGCAAGTGGAAGATGCCTGACGAGTACCGTATCGAATTGAGCGTTTCCCGTTCCAATCGAGCCTTTGGGCTGTACGACTCCGACCCGCATTCAATCTCTATTTCGTGTATGCAATGTCGGAACTTTGACGATGTTATTCGGACGATGGCGCACGAAATGTTGCACCTGAAGCTAGAGCGCGATGGCGACCCCGACCACTCCGACCACAAAGGACGATGGCCCGAAGCGGTTAAAGAGGTTTGTGTTTATTTTGGGTGGAATGAAAGCGAGTTTTAATGGACATTCAAGCCGCGCTTGATAAATACGATTGGAACGTATCAGCCGCTGCAATAGCACTTGGAATGCCGATAACGACACTCCGCAGGAAGATCAAGAAAGTTAAGCCGGAACCACTAGCCTCTAAGCGGCATTTGGTGATTCCTGATGTGCAAGCGAAGGACGGCGTTCCGCTAGAGCATTTAACGTGGATCGGTAAATACATCGCAGATAAGCAGCCCGATGTCATTGTGTGTATCGGTGACTTTGCCGACCTGCCAAGCCTTTCCAGCTACGATGTTGGTAAAAAGTCATTCGAGGGGCGACGGTACAAAACGGATCTTGAATCATGCCACAAGGCAATGGAGTTGCTTTGCGAACCTTTTTGCGACATTGAAGGCTACAAGCCGCGCATGGTTCTAACCTTGGGAAACCACGAAAACCGAATCAACAGGGTTGTTGAATCTGACCCAAAGCTAGACGGATTGTTGCGGGTTGAGGATTTGGGCTATGAGGCGTGGGGATGGGAAGTTATCCCGTACCTTCAGCCTGAGTGTATCGACGGCATCGAATACGTCCACTATGTAACTTCCGGTGTTATGGGCCGGGCGGCATCTAGCGCACAGGTAGCACTCCGAGAACGTCAAGGATCAGTTGTACAGGGACACGTACAACACATCGACATCGCTATCCACAAGAAGACGCAGAACTTCGCGCTGTTCTCCGGTATCTGCTACCAACACAAAGAGGAATACTTGGGGGCGCAGGGCAACGGGCAGAAGCCGGGCGTGTGGATGCTGAACGAGGTAAACAACGGTCAAGCCGACTTACTGCAAATCAGCCTTAACTACCTACGCAGACGGTACGGCGTTCAATAACTTTCGCTGTTCACGAAACGTGAACTTCTATAAACATTGAACAGTATCTGCGACAAAACCGCCAAAATCTATACAGGTCATCGTCACATGTTAACAACTACCGAAAATTCGGAACATTCGCCCGTAAATCTCGGAAAGGTAGAGATCCGTTGCCCGCTCGGATTTACCGTGCAGGAAGTACCGGCTTCGGCGCATCCGCACGAATGCGGACATTCTGCATGCTATCCAGCCGCATGTGAGCGATTAAAGCGGTTAATGCATCAAATAAGGGACAAAGAGAATGAACCCGCTAACGTGGATTAAAGCTGCGCCGTACATTGTCATTGGTGTACTAATCTTGTTACTAATTAGTATGACTAACCTGTACCTCGGCAAGCGTGACGAACTTGTGACGCTACAAGCCTCGGTCAAAACGCTAGGCGAACAGGCCGCAGCAAACGCAAAGCGTATCGAGCAACAAGGTAAAGACAACCTAAAGAAAGTGACGGACGACTATGAACGCAAAATCCCCGCTATCCGTGCTGGCGCTGTTGCTGCTTACAAGCTGCGCTACCCAAATGCCAGTAGCTGTACCCTGCCCGACAATGGCCCCGGCAAGCCCCTGGATGATGCAGCCCGCCCGCAATGCGTTCCTGATTCAGCCTTCATTGAATCAGCAGCCGACGACGCCGCAAAAGTAAGCGCGTGGCAAGCGTGGTGCATCCTTAATCAGTGTCCGGTTCAGTGAGATAAACATGGGCCTTCTCGATTTCGCATACGGCGACACACAACAGGGTACGGGCAAGCTCAATCGCCTTGCCTCGCTCCTACAGGCGCAACAGGCACTCGCTGACCGTAAGAACTCGGTCATGTCTCAGCCCTCACAGGGTACGTGGCAACCGGATAACGAACGGGCGGGAGGTCATGCGCTAGAGGCTCCGATGATTTCGCCGGATGACCTTATAGGTACGGGCATACCGTCTAAACTCGCTGGGCTGCTCGGCGCGGGTGTTAAAGCTGCTGCGGCTCATTCCGGTAGTGCCGGTCTGTTGGGTGCGATTCTGGGAAGCATCAAGTCAGTTGGCAAGGAAGCCCCGCAAGCAGAAGCCCTGAGACTCGCACAAATCCGCGCAGCACTTACGACAGAGAACGGGGGGTTAGGTCTTCATGCGGGTAATACGGCGCTGGATAGAGCTATGGCGATGGGGTTTGATACAGAAGTATTTCGTGGGACTGGAAAAGAGTTTTCTCCAGATGATCCGTCGCTTGGAAGAGTTATCGAACCAAGCATGAAAACATATCTTCAAACGGATGACGGAACCCCTATAAGGAAGGCTCTGTTTACGTCAACATCGCCAGATGTGGCAAGTGGATACGCATTTGCTCCATTATCTAATTTCAAAGAACTGCTTCCAGATGCTCAGGTATTCCCGTTAATGGTTAATAAAGGGAAATCGGCATGGAGCGATGCCAGAGGGCGGGAGTGGTCGTCTGTTTTTGGTCGCGGCGGGCCAGAATCTAATGCCGGAATAGCTCGAAATGCCGGATATGATTCATACACCATGAAAAATGTAATAGATAGTGGTCAAGGGAATGGTGCTTTGGCGGATACCGTGGCGATGATCAATTCAGACAATATCCGTTCCCGCTTCGCAGCCTTCGACCCCTGGCGACGTTCTGCCGCTATAGCCGCTGCAATGGGTGTTGCTGCACCTGATTTGCTTGCTGTTGAAAAATGAATAAAGCCCAAGGTACTCCGGCTTTCGCCTTCCCTTGGGCTTTCCGTAAGAGGGGCTTTCGCGCAACTCACGTTCGCTGTTTCGGTAATGCGGTAGCGAGTACCGATTGAATTATAACTCTCATAAATAAACTGTCTACAATTATCGGGCACCCCACGCAGCCATGCGGGTTACAGGGCAGGTAATTATCCATTTTTGAAGACAGTTGACTAGTACGATCGTCAATAAATTCATCGGCTTACATGCGTTTTCTGTAATTATGGCTGACAATCTTGCGTTATCGAAGAACACACGCAGCACCCTGGCAGCGGACTCGTAAGCCTTCATTGTGTTGGCCGATAGCTTCTTGACATGGGGCGAGACCAGCCAGCGATCAATCAAGTCATTGACTAGCGGTGTATCGCTTGGCCTTACGTTCTCGATCTCAGCCCACAGCACCCGCGCCTGGTTCAAGTCGGAATGCAGCCGCGTCCATTTTCGCGGGGCTTTACTTGAGGCGTGATAGTACGCGCCATGTTTGAACTGCATCCGTGGCGGTAGGTCTAGTCTAGTCTGTCGGCGGCGTCCCATTTGTAACATGCTAGGCTCTCTTGGCGAATGCTGCAAGATTCGGCGTCCAGGCTCGTTTCTGAGGCGCTGGTGAGGTCGAAAGCCCTAGCCGTTGGTCAGCGTATGCCTTGCCGACTATTGGACGCCCTGAGTGCGACTGTGCGAATGTCCAACCGTTCAGGTCAAGCCACTCTCGCTGTTTGGCGTGGATATGGTAGCCGGTCAGCGTGACTATTTCGGCGTCAGTCAGGAACATCATTCGTCCTTTAAAGCGCGAATATCATCGGCGCAGTTATAGGCAAGCGTTCCATACGGGGCGTTGTCGTCTGCAATCTCCATGCACACCTTAGCGCACTTTTCCCGTTCATCAGCACGGACGAGGGCGGCTAAACGCTCAAGCTCTTCCGGGAAGAATGCGACCGGGCCTTGATTGTAAAGTATCCCTCCCGCCTCTTTAGCCATTCGGATAGTGTCTGATCTCATTTCGACCTCGCGTTAAATACCTTGATGCAACGTTTGCAGGCGTTTGCCAGGGGGACGTTTATCGTCATCCGGTAGCCGTTCGGCGCTGGTTGGCCGCAAAGTGGATTGCTCAGAAATCCGGCTTTGATGATGTGCTGGTCGTCAACGCCTTCCCCGGCTTCATAAACTAGGTGGAGCCTTCGACCCGCCTTAATTTGTGCGTATCTCATCACTTCCCCCTCAGTTCCTGCGCCATGCGTCTCAAGTCGGCGGCAACGGCATCAGCGTCCGTATATGCCGCGCACCGTCTTGCCGCCTCCTCCAGCGTCTTCGCCTTCAACTCAGCAAGGATCGGCGTGGCGAGGCTGGGGAGGTCTTCTGTTGAAAGCAATCCCCAATTACACATTGGGGTAGGTCTGCCATCGGTTAATATGCTCCGCGCCCTGTCCATACGCTCCCGCATCGCCTGATTCTGCGCGGCGAGTTCGTCACGCTGGTGTATGAGCTTTTTGTGGAATAGCAGAAGCCCTTCGATTTGTGTATCAAGCTCACGGATGCGCTCGGCTTGCTGCTCGATGAAGTCTTCTGCTTCGGTAATGACTGACGGGCATCTATCTACACCATACAACTTGTCATGCCTATCCCTTAGTCTTACTGGTAGCGGTACAAGTTCGCTCATTTCATCCTCCCAATCTCCGCAGCAGCAAACCACGTATTCCACGGCTGTCGAATCCTCTTCACATGCACTTTGTTGCAAACAGTGCAGTAACGAGATTGAACTTTGATGTAGCTGCTTTGCGTGTTAATCGGTTCGCTCCATTTACCCCATGTGTGAAAGATGTGAGGTTTCATGTCATCGCCTTCTCCGCGTCTATGGCGGCTTCACAAGGAATCTGATGCGCTGCCCAGTTGTCAAGTTGCTCTTGTGTCATTTCGTCTGGACAGAATTCCAGCATCAGGCTGTCGATCTTGGCTTGCTTTGAGGCGTTCTCGGCGCGAAGGGCGGCGAGTTCTTGAACATAATCAGACTCAAGAGCTTTTCCTTTATGGTGTTTTATCTGCATCACACACCTTCCTTTCTCTCGTTCCAGTTACCGTCGCATTGCCCATGTTTAAGAATGTCTAGACCGCACTCGGCTTCAAAGACTTTCCCGCACCTTTTGCAAGGCCAACGAACGACGCCATGCTCATCACGCAACTGCATATCAACTGCCTTAAACAAGTGACTGCACATTTTCTTTTTTAGCCAGTTTAGCATCAAACACCTCGGTTCTTGAGTGTATAAACACTGGTAGAGTACTTGCCTTGTTTGATGCAAGCCGCCATTGGGCTACTCTCGTTCAACAATTCCCAAGGCTTTGTCTTGTCGAGGTGGCAGAGTGATTGACTTTCATTGATGCCGCCCACAAAGAATCTTGCATCAGCGTTTTCAACTTGATCGCCAACACGTACCAGTACGTTTCCGCGCTCGTCTTGTAGGTAGTTCATCACGCACCTTCCTTTCTATTTTCCGGCACATACCCGCCCATCGCACGAACCCAAGCAATTTGATCCTTCGTGGCCTTGGTGATTCTCTTGATGTTGTTCGATCCTTCCTGTCTGCGAATACTCGCTTCAGTATCGTTGGACAGGCCACAGTGACCGTTTTGCAGCTCAACGTAAAACATCACGCACTCGGTTCTTGAGTTTGGCGAGAACGCTGTCTTTTCTATCTCGCCACGAAATATCTTCCGCACAGCCGGGGATAAACCCGCTTTGCGCTTCGTCCAGCAAATTGTTGCACTCGTCCAGCAGACTCTCGGCGGTAAGTCGTCCAAGTTTCTCTGCCCCTAGTTCCTCAACTACTTGTGCGTATAGCGTTTCATACGTTCCAGACTCCATATCAAGTTCAAGGAGTTGAATACGAAGCTCGGCGGCGACTGCCTTGTCTGCTGTGCTACCCAAATCATTGCAGATTTCAAGAAGTTGCGAGGTTGTCAGGTCTTCAGTTTCTTCAATGATTCCAGCGAACTTAGCGGCGTCGATGATGCCCTTTGCAAGAGCAGCTATCTGTTGCTCGGCGGCGGTGAGTTTGGCTTGGAGTTCAGTGAGTTGCTTTAACAGCATGGCGTTGTTATCAGAGTGCATCTGATTGTGTTTCAAGTTCGCTTCATAGCGTTCTTGCCACTCCTCGCACCTCGGACACGGTGCTGCTGGCTCTTGGTTGTCAGGGTAATAGCACGTACCCTCATTACTACGTACTACGGCTGGCTGTGGGGTGGAAGAAACTATAGCAAATGCATCCTGTGGTATATGCGGATTCACTACAACTTTTAGACCACAGAATTCGGCAACCGGCTCACTGGCTTGTGTATCACCCGCAATCGTCGACGGAGTTTGTGTATCATGGATCTCTGCTTCGATGGCCCTGCCGCACCATGCAGAAAACGCAGCGTCGCTGGTGTTCCAATACCTGAACTCGGGGTGTTCTTCGGCCCATGCTTCAAATTTTTCGCGCTCAGTCAGCATTGCACAGCCTCCATTTGCTCGATTTCCTGAATCCCGTATTCCTAATTAGCCCCTGATCTCTCAAGACTCGCAGCGGTCGGCATATCCCAAGTCGCGTATAACCCACCTTCCCGGCGATCTCGCATCCGGTCAACGATCCAGTTTTCAGCATATCCAGGATAGAACTGAGCAGCCGTTCCTGTCTTTCACGCGCTCGGCTGCACATCTTTGCTCTGGCTGCATCGGTGAAGTTCCTCTTTCGCCCATCGTCTTTCGGCTCGGCGGCGTAACGCTCTACGACTTCGGGCAGAGTGGTGATCAGGCGGGTGAAGGCATCGCATCCATACGGCTCGTCATAGACTGCTGGAGGTATCGTCAGAATGACCGGGTGCGGGGCGCGGGTTCTGTCGTGGTTGGCGTAGGCGATCATGCGGCAATCTTCCTGAGTCTTTCCTGAAGCTCTTGCGCGGCTGCTTCGGCTTCAAGAACGCATTTTTCAAGATTGGCGATATAGTCTTCATCGCGCTTGACTCGAATAATCAACATACGGAAATTCGGGTCTTTCTGGCGCGGATCGTATGAAACGAAGTCCCACCATTGACGACCAGTGACCCACATGCAGCCATGAATCTGCGGCACGTACTCCTCTGGAACACCGCTAATAAATCGCTCAAGATGTACGACTGACGACTTCGGGCATTTGAACTCAACGCCACCGTCTACGCCAATCAGACCATCAGGCGAGGCCCCGGCAAAGGCGTATTGCGGGTGTGTGATAAATCCTGCATCCGCCACAATATCGCCGGTTTCAAGTTCATAAGCTTCCTTGGCAAACGGTTCGACGTCAGTACCCCACTGAAGCGCAAACCCGCTTGCTCCTTCGGTTGGCTGCTCGGTCATGCGCTCGGAAACGACTTGCCAGATCAAGTCAAAGTAGCATTTTAGCGGCTCGCCGGTTTTTTTGTTTCGGGCGAGGACGTCAACAAACTTGCTTCCCGTCCATTTCCCGGCACGCTCGGCGTACCACTCGGCAGTTCTTTGGAGATCATCAGACATTTTCAGTAACCTCGCCGGTTTCAGTGTTAATGGTTTCATCGGTCGGCAGTTCATTGACCGGAGTATTTGCAATCGCCCAAAGCCGTTCGTGTTCTTCGGCGCCGACCATTTCACGGCCAGCCTTGCCAATTTTCTTAAATTCAGCGGTGTAGGCTGCGACTCCGATAGTTCTGGCGATGTCTTCCAACCTTGCGACCAGGGCATCACGTTCCGGCGATTGAACAATTTCAGGCCGAACTGCTTCAGCAGCTTGCGTACCGGTTTGACGAACGGGGCGCGGGTTAATCTCGATCTCTGCAATTCGCTCGGCTTCGTCCTGATCGTAGATACCCCCGTAACCGAACGCCAAACGCGCACATTGAATCATTGACTTATGCCTGAGCATCCGCTTAGGGTGACTCTTCCAGGGGCCTGTATCGCGTCTGCACTCGCTCAGGTATTCAGTAACTGCGACGGGGTGAGAGTGATCCTTGCGGAACATGCGGCAAGTGCAGCTTTCCTCATCCTGAACAAAGTCCATGCCGTCAAACAAATTATTGTCGTTAATGATTCTCGACCATCCGTCGACGCCAACTACCGGGACAATCCCGTTATTCTTGTCGGGGAATGCGTAGATTTCCTTCGTCCAGGGGTTGAGGCCGAACTGTTGCGCGACGATTAGCAGCGCGGTCATTTGCGCGTCCGAGACTTGACCTTTGAACGCGGTGGCTTTGAGTGTTTCAATTAGGCCGGAAGAGTCGCCCAATTCAAAACGGGCGGCTAAATTGTTGGTTAGCGTTACAAGTGCGTTGCTCATTTTCTTGCCTCCATTGATTCGATAAGCGCATCCTCGCGCATCTGTTTTCGTTTCATATCCGCCGCTTCAAACATGCGCTCCATGTAGTAGCTGCGCTTATGTTCGGGCAATTCGTCCTCGCTGCTGTCCAGAATAGAATTGCGCTCCATCTGGATAGCGTCTCGCGCTGCTTCGCGGTTGTTTTCGTAGTTGCTCATGGCTACACCTGAGCCGGAAGCGCGAGAATAGACTTGACCACAGACTCGAATTTCTCAAGATGGCCAAAACGCTTAACAAACAAATCAAGCATCCCGTGAGCGTCTTCTAGTTCTGCGGCCTTCCGCTGTTCTTCGCGTGCCTTGGCCTCCTCTGCTTCACGAGCCTTGCGTTTCTGTTCTTCAACAGCCCGGCGTTCTGCCTCGATCTTGTCTCGTTCGGCCTTCAGCCTGGCCTCTTCCTCGTCCCGCAACTTGCGTGCCTTGGCCTCCTCTGCTTCACGAGCCAGCCTTGCCTTTCTGTCGGAGTCTTCACGGATCATGCGTGCGGAGCGTTCTTCTTCCTCAATTTTTAGTCTTGCTGCACGTTGTTCTTCTTCAATTTTTGCACGCGCTATTCGATCCAATTCATCTTGAGCGCGTTGCTTCATCTCTAACTCTTCTCGCATCTTCTGAAGAGCCGCTCGTTCGTCGGCAATCCTCTGCTCTTCTGCCAATTTGATCGCCGCTTGTTCGGCCTCTATACGCGCTTGTTCTGCACGCTCAGATGCTGTGCGCTCATCTTCCTTGCGCTTTTCTTCAAGCTTAATCTGCGCGTCTATTGGTTCTTCAATCGCCAATAATTCAGCCGTAATGCGCCGTGCCTCAGAGTCGATCAATTGGCATTTCTCAAGAGCCGGAGCTTTGATTTTTACACGGGTTTTTTCAAGATCAACGCGAAAGCCGCGAATTTCTGCACGACCTTTGATTGTGGTTTGCATCCCTTCTTTTGTGGTCAGGTCAAAAATTACACCCTTGTATCGATGCGACAATTCCGATAGTGCAGCCTCTGTTTTGCTGTATTCGGTAATTGCAGAAGTGTCATTTTTTCCGGTAATCGTTCTCATATCAACCTCCAAGAATTGCGAAAGCCACCATCTGGCTGATGTAGTCGGTGAAAAGGATCAGCAGCACAATGGCTGACAACATCAGGTATTCGGTAAATGTCAGTTTCATGGCTAGGACTCACGATGCTGCATACACATCATCAGCAGCGGAGTACGCCACGTCATCCAGAAGTCAAACGCCTTGTCGTGCATTTTCTTGATGTCGGCGGGTTCAAACGCTTCCCATTCGGAATGGGTATGGCGCTGGCAACCGATTTGCATTTGTTCTTTTGTGATGTAAACAACCCATTCAAGGCCGTAAAGGGTCTGCGGTTTTTTGCTGAGTTTTTCGCCCCAGAAGTTGCCGCCCCAGAAGTTGCCGCCACAGAAGTTGCCGCCCCTGAAGTCGCCGCTGCGCCATTGAAGGATTCCGTAATCATCAAAAACAACATCTTCGTTTTCGGTGTCGGCATCGAGCAGCCATTGCGGACAGCCTACTAATTCATGTTTTCTCACATCTTCCCCCTCGGGAAAGCGCCCCCCGACTTATGGCGCGGGGAGCTTGGCCTTGTGTTGGAACGTCTATTCCGTTGGTCAAAGTAGGTAGCGCAGTTACAGGCAAGCCATCTATCTTTCCTACTTACCGTCTCTCCGATACTGTCAAGCCGCCCAATCGACCCCGATTTCAGAGCCATAGGCATAGAGCCATTCGATAAAATCGCTTCCTTCAGCGATGCCCATTTCACTCGTGCCGTGAATCTTGTTCATCACCACATAGCCTCCGTCAGCGTCCGGCACGATTTCCTGACCGCCGAACTTGGCTACGAAGTAATTACGCCACCAGGCTTCGGAATGCTTGACAGCCCCGTTATCCTCAAGGTGCTTTTGTACGGCACGGCAGGTCGGGTGGATCTTGTCGTTCTGCTCAAGCGTCCGCGTCGGTTCGCAAATCTTCACGAAGTATTTGTCTTCAGGAAGCGCGAGAACGGCGCTATTGATTGCGCGTTTAGCTGCATCGCCGGTTACTTTCCAAGATGCCAGGATTCTGCTCACTTCCCGCCCCTTTCGCTAAAGTATTCCTTCGCCGCCCTGTAAGGCTTGTTCCAGCGCGTCTTGATGCAATACACGTCAGCCTTACTCTTGAACTCGGCTACCAAGTCGAATAGCAGCGACTCAGCGCGGTCAGGTCGCGGATAAATTCTGTGAGGCTCATGCGGCTATCTCACTCACCGCCGAGCAGTCGCCAAGCTGCGCCCCGTGTTTAAGCAGCGCCCTAGCAAACTTGTAAAGACTTGACTCGTACCCGGCAATCACTCGAATATTGTTCGATGCGTCAAGCATTCCGAAGCCTGGTGGCGTAATTACTTCGTAGCCAAGTTCGGCGGTCAGGAAATCGTGCCGGACGCTGATGGAGGCTATGTGGTGATGAACAAGATTCACGGCACGAGTGAAATGGGCATCGCGGAAGAAGCAACAGGCTAGGGTATCCATCCAGTTCGGCAGGGTTTCAGTCGGGCTATGTCTCAAGCACTTTCGACGAGATGTGCCGAACCGCAGACTTGGAGCGATGCCGGATAGTCGATACCTGTGTCGATGACCTTCCCGAAATACAGAAGTCGGCAATCCTGCACAAGTACCTGCAACTTCGGTGTGAGTTACGCGATTACGAGAATGCGCTGGCACTGGCTCACGTTGAACTGCTGCACTCTTTTCAGCGGAAAGGAGTGATGTATTGACATATATCCTAAATGAGAGTAGCTTAATGAATGTGGTGGGGAGAGTTGTCTCTACCGATTGGCCGCCCTTAGAAATATCGGCGGCTTTTTTGCGTCCACTCGAAAGTACGCCAATGGAACACGACAAAATCCTGCAACCGGGTTGGCGCGGATTCCGTTTTAACGTTGGACGCTTCGACCCGGCGAACATGGTTCCCTTTGTCGAGCGTGAAGAAGAGCTACCGGCAGACTGCACCTGCAAGCAGGAAAAGTATGGACTGGCTTGCGGTTGTTACCACACGGCAGTCGACTACGACGCACTCGACCAGAATTAGCCTATTAAGCCGGAAACAGCACGATAACAGACCAATTTTAGACCACGGCGCAAACCCGACTCGCAACGTAACCGGGGCCGTGGTCGGCTAATTGGAGCAATGTCCACCCTGACTCGTCAATCGCAAAGAGGTGGAGCCAAGCGGATGACGAACCGCGCCCAATCGGGTTAGGGATCTCGCGTACAGGCCGAAACGCTGTAGCCGGAGTCGTAACCGGCACTAATACGCATGGCGATTCAACTGTTACTACACGGATGACTGACAAGCCGGAAACGGAACCAGCACATCGATGTCGGGCCATTGGAAACCCGAACGGGCTAGATTGCGCAGTCTAGTGAGTCGCCAGCCGTATTGGTGAATGCGTAGGCTGATACGCAAGAACGGAGGAAGGCGGGCCGCAACTGCCGTTCTGTACCGAGCAAGCAGCGGACGAAACAGCGAGTAGAAAGCCGGAGATCAGCACCGGCCACCAATAGTTCTCCCTCCTCTCTGCCACAAGCAGAGTTTGCCCGCTTTAGGGTTGCGACTTCGCGACCGGCGGGCTTTTTTATATCTATCAACCAAGGGCTACCCCTCGGAGATGACCCATGAGACGCGCCAAGATCATAGAGGACTTGCTAAAGCCTTGCACATGCAAGCCAAAGACTGAGATGGACAAGCTATTCGAGGCCGTGCGCATCCTCATTGAGACGATTGATCTGCTGAACCAGCGCATAGACTTGCTGGAGCGTCAGCCGGATTTCGGGGTGGAGTGATGGCTAAGAGATTGAGGCCGCATCACCAGGAAGATGTAAAGGCAAAGATACAGGCCAGTCAGTTAATAAACTTCGTACAAAATCATGCACTTAACGGTGGCGAGGTAAATCAGACCCGAATCGACGCGGCAAAGTTCCTGCTCAACAAGGTAGTGAGTAATGCCCCGACTGAGATAGACAAGAAAACAGAACACTCAGGGACGGTGAATCACGCTCACGTTGTAGTGCCTGACTTAACCAAAGACGAATGGATGGCCTCGCATGGCTTGGGAACCACAAGCGGGGCCGCAGAGTAGCGCAATAACCGCCAAGTTCATTGACGAACTGTTCTTTGGTGGTGCGCGAGGTGGTGGGAAGTCTGATTACCTCTTGGGTGATTATCTTGAGGGGATCAATCTAGGCGCTGCGTGGCGCGGCATCCTGTTCCGCAAGACGTACAACGAGCTGGAAGAACTACAAATCAGGGCGCGTGAGTTGTTCCCCGATTATGGTGGCGCGTTCAAAGCACAGCCAAGCGCAGAGTTTCCGTTTAGTAACTGCTGGTACTTTCCAAGCGGTTCGACGCTCAAGATGCGCTATCTTGAACATGAGCGAGACGCAGACGGGTATCAGGGGCATCAATATACCTGGATTGGCTTTGATGAGCTAACGAATCACGCAACGCCCTATGGCTACAACAAGCTAAAAGGGTGTCTGCGTAACTCGGCAGGAATACAGGGGCGCATCAGGTCGGGCGGGAACCCTGGCGGCAAAGGGCACATATGGGTGAAGGCGCGGTTTATCGACGTAGCGCCGCCTTACATGCCCTATACGGACAAAGACACAGGGCTTACGCGTGTTTTCATACCGTCAAAGATTACCGATAACAAGTATCTGAAAGACAACAAGCAATACATCAGCCTGTTGAAGTCGTCCGGCTCGGTTGAGTTGGTCAAGGCATGGCTAGACGGTGATTGGGATGTAATCGCCGGGGCATTCTTTGACTGCTGGCAACGGGATAAGCACGTTATCCGGCCCTTCACGATACCTGACGCATGGTCACGGTTCAGGTCGTTCGATTGGGGTTCTGCTAGGCCGTTCTCTGTTGGTTGGTGGGCTATTGCCAACGGCGAGACAGATCATCCTCGCGGGGCAATCATCCGATACAGGGAATGGTACGGAGCGAGCGAACCCAATATTGGCTTGAAGTTATCGGCTGATGAAGTGGCTGTCGGAATCGTGAAGCGCGATAACGGTGAACGGTTTGCGTACTCGGTGGCTGACCCTAGCTGCTGGAAGGTGGATGGCGGGCCGTCAATAGCAGAACGGATGCTAAAGCATGGTGTTCTGTGGAGACGAGCAGACAACCAGCGGATTAACGGGTGGGATCAGATGCGCCAGCGGTTCGTTGGCGACGATTCCCCGATGATTTACTGCTTTAGTACGTGCGTGGACAGCATCAGAACCATACCGCTGATGCAACACGACGAGTTACACCCTGAAGACATTGACACCGAAATGGAAGACCACGCCGCCGATGATTGGCGCTATGCGTGTATGTCTCGACCGTGGCAGAAGCCTATACCAAAGGACATTCAGCCAAGGTTCCCGCAGTTACAGACATTCGATGAACTGGTGAAAGCTCACCGCAGAGCAAAGGAAGAATGATGCCGCTAGGAACAAGCCCCAATGATATGTTTGTGAACGGTACGTGGTACAACCGTTCCGGCGCTCGACTTGCTGGCGATGCTGACGAGCAGCCGATTAGCTCTGACGCTAAGGTCATGGTCAACGGTGACATTGTATTCACCATCGCTGGCGGGCCAATACAGATTTGGTCGTTGCATTCCGAGTGTATCTCTGCTAATAACGCCACGGCATCGACAATGCAATGGCAGTCTGTCCCGACGGTTGGATCGGCGCAGACCATATCTGGCGCTACATCTACGCTTGCCTCTATCGCTGCCGGGGCGACGCTCATCCTCACGCCGACTGCGCTAACAACGGCTCCGACAATCTCATTGGCGGCGGCTGGTGGTGTGCAGCTTGGTCTGGTAGCTCAGAACAAAATCATCGTTAATGCCGGTACGCTCAAACTTGTTATCGGGGTCGGCTCAACTACGGGAACGTGGAAGCATTACCTTCGTTACAAGCCCCTCAATTCGGGAGTAATCGTCAGTGTCTGACGTTGATAACCTCGAACGTCCTGAAGATATAGAGAAGGACGGGGCGGGCGTCGTCCGTCGCTGGCTGCTTGAACTCAAGTTAGCCGATAAGCGAGAGTCGGATTGGCGCAAGAAGGCTGAGAAGGTATGGGACAAGTACCGCCAGAAGGATGCGAAGAAGCACAGTTTTAACATCCTCTATCCCAACACTGACACGCTGCTTGAATCTGTCTATAACTCGCTGCCGAAGCCCGATGTCCGTCGACGGTTCAAGGATACTGACCCTGTAGGCAAGGCCGTCTCTGAAGTCTTGAGCCGTTCGCTCGAATACGGCATGGACACGACCGACTTTGAGGGCGACATTCAGAGCGTTGTGCTTGACTTCCTGCTTCCTGGACGCGGTGTGGCGCGTGTGCGCTATGTTCCTACGCTGGCACAGGTTGGCGTGACTGAAGAGACGCACAAGGAAGAGAACGAAGTCCATACAGACGGTGGTGAGGCGTTAGAGGGCGAATCCGAAGAGGTCGAGTGGGAACGGGCTCCGATTGAGCATGTCCAGTGGGATGACTTCCGCATTCTTTGTCCCGCCAAGACGTGGGGCGAGGTTACAGCTATCGGCTTCCGTCACAGATTCACACGTGAAGAACTGTGCGAGAAGTTTGGCGATGAGATTGGCGATCAGGTCAAGCTCGACTCGACCGACGATGACGAGATCCAGAAGGAACGCGACGAAACCCTAGCCAAGTCATTCCAGACCTGCGAAGCGTGGGAGATTTGGGACAAGGAAGAACAAGAGGTTATATTTGTTACCAGTGGCTACAAGGAAGGGCCGTTAAAGACGCTGCCTGACCCGCTAGGGCTTCAGGGCTTCTATCCGATACCTCGGCCTATCTATGCGGTTAATGACTCAGCAAGCCTCGTTCCGAAGCCCTTGTTCAACTATTACCTTGAGCAAGCTGAAGAACTCGACCGCGTAAGCACACGTATTAACAAGCTCGTTGAAGGCTTGAAGCTCAGAGGCATCTACGACGCGACCTTGACCGAACTGTCCGAGTTGATGAAGGGGCAGGATAACGACCTTATCCCGGCGCAGAACGTCACCGCCTTGTTAGAACGTGGCGGACTGGAAAAGGCGATATGGTTTATCCCGATTCAACAGGCCGCGCAAGTCTTAATCGTTCTCCGTGAGCAGCGCAACGAATGCAAACAGATCATCTATGAACTGACCGGCATTAGCGACATTATGCGGGCCGCGTCTGATCCGTCCGAGACATTCGGCGCACAGAAGATCAAGACGAAATGGGGTACGCAGCGACTCCAGAAGATGCAGCGTGAAGTGCAACGGTTCATTCGTGACCTGATTAGACTACAGGCTGAAGTAATTGCCGAGCGTTTCGCGCCTGAGACGCTGGCGACGATGACCGGCATCAAGCTGCCGCGTCAGGTTGAAGTCGAACAACAGTACGCCATGCAGATGCAACAGTGGCAGCAGCAAGTTCAACAGATGCAGATGCAGCCGCCACAGCCTGGACAGCCCCCGCAGCAACCGCCTCCGCAACCACAACCGCCGAACGTGGTGACGTGGGAGCAAGTCATTCAGGTTATGAGGGATGACAAGCAACGCACGTTCAAGGTTGACATTGAGACGGATTCGACCGTCGCGGCTACGGCTGACGATGACATGCAGGGGATTACTGAGGTACTAACCGCAGTCGTGAAGCTCATCGAAGGCTTCGGGCCAGCCGTACAAACGGGTGCTATGCCGATTGAAGCCGTCAAGGAAATGGTGCTCATGGTCTGCCGCAGGGCGAAGATGGGCAACGCCGTTGAAGATGCGCTTGAGAACATGAAGCAGCCCAATCCGCCGCCTGATCCGAACGCCGCTCAGTTGCAGGTCGAACAGATGAAGGCTCAACTTGCTGACCAGCAGCATCAGAGACAGCTCGCCGCTGACCTTCAGGCTGAAGAACGTAAGGCACAGATTGAAGCTCAGTTGCAAGCCCATGAGCAACAGGTTCAAGCCGAACAGAACGCGCATCAGCAGGAACTCGAAGCACAACGCGACGTGCAGAAAGCGCAGATTCAAGCTGAGTTTGAGGCGCGGAAGCAGGACTTTGAACGGTGGAAGACTGAGTTCACCGAAAACACCAAAGTTCTGATAGCCGAGCTTAACGCCAAGACAACGCTCAAGAATTCGGCCATGACGATCAACGCCGGTAAGGAATCCGAAGGATTGACGGAGATGGGCGATGACGGCAACGAGCAGCCCACGTCTGCCCTCGCTGGATTGGTTGAGGCGATCAACAACAACCTTGCGGGCTTGATGCAGGTTCAAACGGAATCGCATGGACAACTCATGGAAGCACTGACCCGACCGAAGCAGATAGTTCGCGGGCCTGATGGCCGTGCGGTAGGGGTGCAATAATGGCTATCGAATCGTCCATCCCCGTAACACCCGGCGTTGGTATCAAGCTTGACACCGTACAGGTTACAACCGGAGCCGGAACCGTTGAGCGCGAAGGCGTATTCATTGGCGACGGTACTGAAGGCGGGCGACGTGCCGAAGTCACGGCAGCGGGTGCGCTCAAGGTCGATAACGGATTAGTTCAGGGTCTGACCGACGCGCAGCTAAGGGCTACATCTGTACCTGTCACGGCATCGAGCAAGGACGCGACTCAACTATTTAGCGGCACGATCAACGCTGTCGGCGCGGGTGCTTGGATAGACACCACGGGCTATTCAACGCTCGTAATGCAAATCAGCGGCACGGGCCAGTTCCTGATGTACGCCGAAGTATCTAACGATCAGACCGCGATTGATAACGTCTTGATCCTGTCGCGTGATGAAGTGTCATTGCTCGACAACATTGATTCAGTCGGCGTGTATTCGGTACGTCCTGCGGCGAAGTACATCCGTTATAACGTTGTTGCTATCGTCGGCTCGATCACCGGCACGATTGTCGGCAGGACGCACACCGCTATCTCTGGCGCTGACATGCTATCGCTGGCGATGGAGCGCAACAACAACATGCCGCTTCATGTCTCGCTCGATGACATGTCGCTGACCAAGCTGTCACCGTTCCAGCCGATAAGACAGATTGGCTACTATTCCGGCGGCACGATCATCCCGGTTAATACGCAGTTGATGCTGCTGGATGTGTCTCTATACGGCTCGATTGCGTTTCAGTATTCGATAGGCACGGCTGGCGTTATTACTCCGTCTTGGAGCAATGACGGAACGTTGTGGTTCACGGCTACGCTGAACTCTGAAGCACAAGCAGGTAGCACGACCATGAGTGCCGGTTCTGGCTATCGGATGGTCAATGTACTCGCAAGGTATTTCCGGCTTGTTTTGACCACAGCAACGACCGCTGGCTTTACTCAGGTCATCATGTTCGGCAATCCTGATTCGATTGTCACTTCACCGACGACGCAGCCGATTTCTGGTGCGCTCTCTGCTGCTACGGCTCTAATCGGTGACGTGGGTATCCAGTACAGAGCCAACGCAACCGGCGCGGCAACGATCAAGCATATCGTCTCCGCAGCATCAACGAACGCCACGAATACCAAGAACGCCGCCGGTCGGGTTGTGGGTTGGAGTTTCGTCAATACATCCGCTGTTTTCCAGTACGTGAAGCTGCATAACACAGCCAGCGCACCGACCGCAGGGGCTGGCGTGGTAATGACAATCGCTATCCCGCCAAGTGGCGTCAATAACATGCCTGTGGCCGGTGGCGGTATCGGTTTTGGTACGGGTATTGGTTACACCATCGTCACAGGTTCAGCAGACGCTGACGCAACGGCCACAACTGCGGGTGCAGTCGTTGGCGACCTTTTTTACGCTTAAGGAAATATCATGCTTATTCAGAATCAGGCTGGCCCTGTTGCAACGACCACCAGCATCGCCCCAGCGATTGCACCGCTCACTACGAGCGCGCAGCACCTGTTGTATAATAGTAGCTCGACGAAGCGTCTGCTTGTGCTCCGCGCATGGGTGGCGCTGG